TATATACGCCATTTTGTGTCTGTGTTGACTGGTTCTTTACAAGAATTCGGTCATTGGCGAGCGCCGAGTAGGAATCAACTACAAGAGCACCGTTGGAAGACGAAGTAAGGGTTGCCCCGATCCCGAGACCGCCAGAGGCGTCTGCAGTGCCCGCCGTGTAGGTGGAGGCAAGGTTTGCGGTCGTTGCCGCATCAACCGCTTCGTGTGCATGAATACCAGCAGAGATGTTGTCGGCGTATTGCTTGGTTACCGCCTGCAGGGCACTCGTTGGGTCAGCACCAAGAGTAATCTGGTTGATCGCAGTGTTTGCGCTTCCGTCTCTAAGGACAATTGTGTTGTTGTTGGCTGCAGCGGTTGCAGTCGTCTGGGCATTGAGAACGGTCAGCGTGTTGTTGTTTCCGTCAATGGTTTTATTCGTCAGGGTCTGCGTTCCAGTATCGGAAACTAATGTAGCGTTGTCGTTGCCGATGACCGACCCGCCGGGAAGCAGCAGGGTGTTTGTCGCTTCTACGGCGTGCGGCGCTGCTTTAATTTTTTGTGAGTGTGCATTTGTATAACAATTAAGCTGAATTGACGCATCTGTTGAAGAACCTCCTTGAACCTCAAGAATAGTTGTTGCAGGTGCAACAACAAGATTTCCAGAGGCGGTGGTTGCCGTTCCGCCCAATACCGGCGATGTTATGGTTTTGTTGGTAAGGGTATCAGTGCTCCCTGGCGCGATTGTTATATACGGCAACGAGCTCCACGCGGTAGTGCCGTCGCCAACCTTGAACTGCATTGTAGTTAGGTCAAGGCCAATTTCACCAGATGCGAGGGTAGGGTTAGCCGACGCCCAGTTGGAAGATGTGTCCCGTCTTGGCTTAATGATGTTTGCCATTATTTAAACTCTTTCCTTTGCCAGAAGAATCTCCGGTATACAGATGCAATATGAGTTTTGAACTTCAATTCTGCTTTTTCGTGCCTTTCCATGGTCTCATCGTCTGCGCCAATCTCCATTTTCCAAGACTCCCTTTTGAAGGGAAATACCTGTACAACTGGTGTTCCGGCAGGAATGATTCCCTCAAACTCTTGCTTTTCAACAACAAACGGAAAATTTATGCAATTTGTGTATGTGTCGGTATCAACAACTCCAGGGAGCGCGGTGAAGTACCCGTTAGGGTTGTTCATAGGTGGCAAGAAAAGAGTGGAATATCCAGGCGGAGTTTCAATCCTCCATGGATTAATCCATTTGTGAACATCTCGCCCTCGATACAGTGAGGCAAGCGGATGCTCACTTGCTTGACCATATGCGTGGCCCTCAACACACTTGCCGCCTACACCAGCCCTCCAAGAAAACTGCCAGCCCCCAACATCATTAAGGTCGTCTGGGTCTTTAGGCTTATCAAGTTTTACAAACACATCTTGATGTGTTACTATCACATATCCAAGTGATAGGCTTTCCAAAATTGGAACGCACCTTTTAATTGTTGAGTTGTAGCTTGCATCCTGCTGGGTTATTCTTTTCTCCTCTGCAGCTGCCCCGTCATATCCGCCATAGGCTGGCATTTTCTTAAACCATTCGGGCAGCTCTTTGCCAATTGGACGGGGCCGAAACTCCTCCAACACTTTAATATCTGATACGAATTTTATAGTGTTTTCTTTAGCCACTATGCGCTCCCTCCATCAATAGTTTCGTTACTAATGTCAATAGCATACCACGAAAGGTTTCCTGCACCGTCCGTCTGAAGAACGCGTCCGTTCAGCCCGGTCTGTGAGGGTAGAAGCGCATTCGCCGCTGAGGCTGCCGTAGTTTGCCCAGTTCCTCCGTAAGAGATCCCCACGGCGGTTCCTTGCCAAACACCGGTTCCAATTGTTCCCACCGAGGTCAAAGATGATGCCGTCACGCCAGAGCCAAGAGTGCTTGCTGAAAGTACACTAATGTTATTGATTTTAAAATCAGATCCAGTTGGAAGATCAAAAGTGGTGCTGGTAAGCGTTGCGGCAGTCGCAGGAGAGGTGGATCCGTTTGCAATTAGCAGCACTTCCATCTTTCCGCCTAGTGCAGAGTCGGTCATATTTTCGGTAGCAGATACTCTTATTGTCGCTGATGGATGCGACCCGTATCCACTTGCCCCGTAGCCAAACGCGGCTACTTCAGCCATGATGTCACCAGATTGTGTTGCGGTTGGAGATGCCGCCGTTCCTCGGGACACCCTTGAAACAATCTTTCCGTGGATGGATGTTCCATGTCCATCAAGAACAATGGTTGTATCCTGACCGTCTGCACTTACCGCCTGGATCCTTGTCTCTGATGTAAGGCTGCCGAGACCCTGCGGGCTGCCAGCATTGTTGTCAATCGTGACCGTTCCTGTCAAAGCGGCATTTGTTGCATTTGCATATGGCGGGGTTAGCCACGCGAGACCAGTCGCCTCAGAGGAATCTGCTACAAGAAGTTGTCCATTTGATCCAACGGAACGAGCAGAAAGAGTGTCGTTTGCCGTTCCGGCTAGGATGTCCCCTTTTGCGTTGACCAGTGTTGGTTGAACTGCGGTGGTTGCCAGTCCATTTGCTGCATAAGCGATGTCGTAGGTTGTCTTTACGGCAAGCGGGGTTGCTGCCTCTGTTTCTGATGTGCTGCTTGTTGAATTACTAAGCTGTACAGCAACCCCAGATGCATTAATTGTCAATCCAGTTCCGGTATCAACCGATACGACCAGCCCGCTGACGGTAATTCCGCTTCCAGCCGTAACGCCGGTGTATTGGTACCAGTCTAAATCGCTTGTACCAATTTGATGTACCATAGAGGTTGGACCTTCTGAAACAAGAACGAACCCAGTCAGGTCGTTTGATGTACCGTATATAGAAAAGACTGCATCACCAGACGCAACCTGTCCTGCGACATGATTATCAGAGTCGGCAGAGCGAGTAAGAATCCAATAGGTAGACCCATTTCCAGCTTCGGTGATGTCATAAATACCATTATGAACAGCGTTTGCTTGATCTTTGACGAGGACACGTGACCCTTCGTTATCATTTGTCATCGTGACCCCGTCAATGACGAGGGCGCCATATGTCGTTGCGGTCAGCGTTGCGCCAACACCATACCCACTAGAGGCGTCTGCGGTTCCCGCAGTGTATGAAGGACTGTTTGGAAGCGCTGCAGCTGTTGTGAAGCTAACGGCTCCATGCCAGTTCATTTGTGGAGCGTACGAATCCACATATGCCTTAGTGGCAATAACTGCGGTATCTACTGCAACCGCATCTGCGGTAACGCTAATTCCATTTCCTGCCCCAACATCAAGGGTTGCAGAACCGCTAGAAGCCCCACCGATAAGTCCGTTTCCGGCAACAACCGCCGTTATGTCAGCATCAGACCCGCTAGGCGTGGTGACATCAACCCAGGCTCCACCAGAGCGAACGTATATGCGCTTACCCATTATCCCCTCACCAGGGCTGAAATCTCTGCCTCAGTCAAACCAAGCGCAGCAAGTTTGGCTCGTGCGCTGACCTTGTTTGGGTCCTCAGCCGGAGGCGTTGGTGGCTCTGGAGCGATCCAGTTGCCAGCTACGCGAGACCAGCCGATGCCTACGCCTTCAGGCGCGATCTCAACGGTTGTTCCTTCTGGCGCAGTCCAGTCGGACTCGCCGTCCCAGATGACCGTATTGATGACTTTGCTGTCTTTGATTACGAGATAAGTGCTCATTGGTTCTCCTTAGACTGAGATGACGAGCATATAGCCGCCACCGCCTGCACCGCCTGCGCCAGTCGGTTGCGCCGGAGAGCCAGAGGAGACCGTGACGCCTCCTCCACCACCGCCGCCACCGCCGCGATACCCTGCTCCGCCATTGCCAGGGGTAGCGTTCAGCGCTCCTCCGCCACCGCCGCCACCAGTGCCAAGATAAATGGAACCAGACACAGACCCAGCCTCACCGTTGCCCGCCGTGCCGCTGCCTGTCGCATAGTTCCCACCAATAACCATCGTGCCATTGCCGCCGAATCCGCGAGCGCCAGCGGCTCCGCCAGATGGCGTGCTTGTCTGCCCGAAACCACCTGCTCCACCAGAGCCTGATCGCGTCAAGGCACGAACAGGATTTACGCCTGAGCGAGGATAGCCGACGCCTGGTGCCAACGAGTAAAAGAAGTTTGCGTCGTTGTCTTCGCTGCTCGCGGCGTCAGATGTGCCACCATTACCGCTGTAAAACACGTTCCTGCCCCACTCCACAGGACCCACTGGTGATCTGTAGGCGTTGTCTGCTCCGTCATCTGCGCGACCGCCTGGTGCGCCCAATCCGATGACCTCGGTTCCGAAGGTCGTGTTGCCGCCGTCTGAACCGTTTCCACCAGTGACACTGTTTGTACCACTTGCAAGCGCCGTAGCACCAGCGCCGCCTGCACCAATCGTGACGGTAACCGTGCCTGCAAGATCAGATGCATTGAACCAGCGCCAAGAATGACCGCCACCAAACCCAGGACCTCCAGGTCGTGCCAGTGATGACGCCCCTCTGCCACCGCTTGCACCACCACCACCAGCCCCAAGCGCAAACACGAAGACTGCGCTCTTGCCTGCGGGCTTGGTCCAAGTGCCGCTGGTCGTAAACTCCTGCACATCCGCGCCGCCAGCGCTTAGTGTTGTCCACGCAGGAACGCCAGCGGCGACTGAAAGCACTTGGCTTGCAGTTCCGATCCCCAATCG